GAACTGCTGATAGCATTGTTGTATCACATACCCATACAGCAACTGTAACTGACCCTGGTCATGTGCATACGTATACGTTTAAAAATACTACTGGCGGATCAAATGCTGGTGGAGACCCTAATAACATAAATAATGGCACATTCAATACTGGTAGTGCTTTTACAGGTATTTCAGTAGCAAATAGTACTACAGGTTCTAGCGGTACTAATGCTAATCTTCCACCTTACTATGCACTTGCATATATTATGAAAAGTTAATTATGATCAAACATTCCCTTATTGAAGTAGATAATCGTTTAAGCACACACGAAGAAGTTTGTGCTTTGCGCTATGAGCAAATTAACGCAAGATTAAAAAGATTAGAACATATTTTGCTTGGTTCAGTTGGTGCAGTATTGTTATTATTAATAAGCAATCTTTTAAAATAAGGGGAAATATATGCAATTAATTAAAGATTTATGGGCTGTTGTTCAAGCTGTATTAGCAGTAGTTAAAACATTAGTAGGTTATGTAAGAGCAGTTATTTTGGCTGTTGAAACACTTATTGGCAAAATTGCTCATAAGAAAGCAGAAGTTGCAGTATCTGCACCTGAAGTATCACCAGTAGTAGATGCACCTGTTCCTACACCAGTAGCTCCTACTCCTGTAACTAATGAACATGGCGCTACAATAACTGTAGCTCAATAATGAAAAAGTTAGGTTATCTAACTATTTTATTAGCAAGCTATGCGTTTGCTGATACAACTGTTATCCAAAATAAAGGGATGCCTGTTAGCTCTGCTATGGCTCCCTCTATGTCGGCTTTTAGCCAAGATGTATGCGCTGTGCCTATTAGTGGAGCAGGAAACATTGGTTTATTATCTGTTTCAGGTGGGACTGTTTTGCTTGATGATAATTGCGTTAAAATTAAATTGGCTAAAACATTAAATGATTTAGGTCTTAAAGTTGCCGCAGTATCCGTATTATGCCAAGATCAAAAAGTTTGGGATGCTATGGAAATGTCAGGTTCACCATGCCCTATTGGTGGCGCAGTTGGTGATGTAGCAAAAAAAGCATGGTTCAAAAAATATCCTGAAAAGTTTAAGAAGCTATATGGCGAGGATTATAATATTCCTGCTTTACCTCCTCTCAAGGAGTAACGCTTATGCAGACAACCAATGGTGGTCATGCAATTGGTCGTGGAATACAGCTTATGGTTGGGTTTGCATACAACAATATCAGCCTCCCCCTTGCATTAATCAAGTTGAATATCAAACACTTGGTTGTCCTGTTCACTATACAGGTTCTATCAATCAAAGCAGAAATTATATTTGTTCTACAGGAACTTGGTCGGCATGGACTACAACATCCAATAACTGCACACAATTACCTCCAACCTGTCAAACTTCAACACAAAGTCAAACTTTAATATGTCAAGCTGGATACGTTGGAAGTATTATACAAAGCAAATCATCAACTTGTTCCGATCCGTATGGAACGCCAGTATGGTCGGATTGGATTACAACTTCAAACACTTGCGTAATGTCAAATACAAACGTAAACAATCCACTTTCGCCAGTTTCGCCAATAAGCCCAATGAATCCGAATTCACCAGTATCGGCATTAAAACAAAACAATGCCCAGCCCACCCAACAAGAATCTGTAATTGCACCGACTCCTGTGACGATAACAGATACAACAACCACGACCACCACAAGCTCAACACAAGCCACAACGTCACAAGCCTCTACTACTCCGTCAAACGAACCAAAAACATTACAGGCGGTAATACCAAAAGGTAAAGAAATTGTGCCTGGATTTGGAATTGTCATGTCAATGCAACTTCTAAATCAAGGGTATAATATGCAACAACAGCAATTAACCGAATATATTAACTTAAATCAGGAACAAGAATATGGCAGACAACAAGACTTTCTCATTGACCTTATCACCGCAAATGATATTGGGAATAATTTTAACAGCATTGCCAATTATAGGTGGCGGAGCTTACTTGGCGATAACCCGTTACAACGAAGCGGTTTCGGCGATTGAAGAAGTTAAAGGTTTGAGTGATATGAAAACTCAAATTACAGCTTTAGAATTACAAGTTAAAACACAGCAAGAACGCATTGCATCATTACAAGACGCATCTATTCGTATGCAAGAAAAGTCATCAGATGCACTAGCTTCATCTCGTGAAGCACAAGCTTTAGCTAAAGGTAACACTTTAGAAATTAATTCGGCTATTACTTCAATGCAAGAACAAATGAAAGCATTGCGTAAAGCTACAACTAACCCATTAGGAAATTAATTATGTTTAGTATGATTTCAGGTATTTTAGGTTTTGCTACATCAGGTTTACCTAGCATTTTAGGATTTTTTCAACAAAAATCAGACCAAGCGCACGAACGTGAAATGGCTCAACTTCAAATGCAACAACAATTAGCTATGGCTCAACAAAATTTAGTAGCTCAAGAACGTGTAGAAGCTATTAATTTACAAGAAAATTTAGTTCAAGCTGATGCACAACAAATGACAGCTTTATATGCTATGGCTGCTAAAGAGCAAGATGGCGCATCACAATGGCTTATTAATTTAAGGGCTTCAGTTAGACCTGTAATTGCTTATATATTTGTATTCTTATTAGTATTTACAGATGTGGCTGGCATGATTTGGGCTATTTGGACTCATGTAGACTTTAAAGAAGCTTTAGATGTAGTATTTTCAGATGAAGAAATGGCTATTGTTTCATCAATTATTGGCTTTTATTTTGGTTCTAGACATTGGCAAAAATAAATGAGAATATCAGATAATGGTATTACACTTATTAAACACTTTGAGGGAATTCGTAGAAATCCTTATCGTGACTGTGTTGGGCTTTGGACTGTTGGCGTTGGCCATCTTATTGGCGATGGGAAATCTTTGCCTGATAGCTGGAATAGAACTTTTACGGATGATGAAGTAGATGCAATCCTTCGTAATGATCTTGTTAGATTTGAACGTGGAGTCACCAAATTTTGCCCTGTTAATCTTACACAAAATGAATTTGATAGCCTTGTATGTTTTAGCTTTAATCTTGGTCTTGGGGTATTACAGCGATCAACCCTCCGTCAAAAGATTCTTCGCAATGATAAAAAGGGCGCGGCGGAAGAAATTTTAAAGTATAATAAAGCAGGTGGTAAGATCATCAAAGGACTTGTCACACGCAGACAAGCTGAATATAAATTGTTTTTACAAGGATAATCATGGCAACTAAACCTACATACAAAGCTGAAAAACCTTCTGTTCGTTCAGAAGCAAAACATTACGTTGTAGAACGTGAATGGAAAAAAGAAAAAGCTAAAGTAATGGAATTAGAAAAAGAATTAAAAGCTCACGAAAAAACTGATCTTTTAAAAGCACACCCACTTCCAAATATGCGTTCAGAGTAATGGATGAATTGGCTCATATATTTGTGGCGTTTGTCACTATTATGTGCCTTCTTTGCATTATTAGCGTTCCTTTACATATTCTTTTAGAATACATTATTTGCTATTGGTAAATAAAAAAGGGACATTTAAGTCCCTTAATTATTTGTGTAATATATTACACAGAAAGTTACACTAAGTGTAATCTTTCGATTACTTATTCATTACATACATTGTAACTTCAAATCCAAATCTCATTTCAGTAGCTGCTGGAGTTGTCCACATGATGTTTATCCTTTTGTTATCCAAGCAATTTGCCTGTAAATGTAAGATTACTTGTTTACGCTGGTAAAAAAATCAGTAAAATCATTATTTCTTATTAAGACGTTCAGATACTAATTGAGCATATCCAGCAATGTCATCCCAATGATCTGCATGATTATGGTTTCCGTAAATAATACGGCTTAATTTAACCAAAATCATGTGGATTGCTTCTTTTTGATCCGCTTCTAATTCTTGCCAAATATATAATTCAACTAAATTTTCCATGATTTCTTGAATCCATATAGATTTCATCTCAAAATCACCATGAGTTTTTTCACGTTCTTTTAATATAGGGTTATTTCGCATTTTAAAGCCTTTTGGGGTCGAAACCATAAATATTGGATACTTGGTCAGCCAAACGATAAAAAGTCGCACCGTGGGCATCCCAATGCTTGTAACCTTTGTTATAAAGGGTTAGATGACACATTTCATGTAAAAGTGTTTCAGAAACAGTAGAAAAATGTAAACAACGACCTTTTGAAATTTCTATGGTTAATTCAGGGTCGCAATTAAAATAACCGTATGCTGAAGGATCGTTGATTACTTTCCATTTAATTTTTGAAGCTAATGGTAAATCATATCGGTCAAAAGGTGGCATGAGTCTAAACGCTGAATACAAGGCTGCAATATATTTAGCGCTTAATAATGTCATTTTTAACCCTTTATTAAAGTTTCATGCAAATGTTTTCATTCTTTTTATACAAATCAATAACTTGAGTGAAAACAAATGTAAAATATACTTTACAAAATTAACCTTTCCAGCTTACCCATTCTGATTTGTCCGAATTTTCAAACGATACATCCACATTGACAGGCATTGAAAAAGTAATGCCATGATAAGGATGCGTTATCCATAAAGCTTGCCTTGGAGGTTCAAATCCAAAGTTATTGCTATACGCATATTCACAATACCCTTTTAGCGATCCATTTACAATCAATCTTTCTAATTGTATTAATTGGTGAAAATGGCCGATTATCATAGTATCGTATTCCATATCAATTTGGGCGTTTCTAGACCTTTTTTTATGGTCACCACGAATAATAG